TCCTTTTGCTTTTTGACCGCCGCCATGTGTCCACATCATAACGCTATCTTAACCATTGGTATTGAATAATTGCCCCGGCTTGTTCTTCAAAAACGGATATGCCATCATTGGGGCAAGGTAATAATGTCTCACTTCCTGCGGTAAGCTGAAAGCCTACTGTTGCGCTTGCTTGAGTTTTATCTATCGTATAGCGAATATTCTGACTTAACGCTTGCATCTTAATATGTGTTGCCATTTGCATATAAATATCTGTTGGCCGCGCAAGCCAATTGCCATTTGGAGAAATATCTAAAACGGTATGATTACCAACGGTTAACCATTCGGCTGAATAAATTGGTTTCGCTTGCAGCCTTACCTCTGAAGGAGGAGCAGTAGATGTCATGCCGGTAATGGCCCTTTGCTAATCGGCTCGGTAGTTAGCCATAATAGACTTATCATGATATAATTCCCATAGGGCTTGAGCAGATTAGCTACCTGCTGACAAGATATGTTTCCTCTAGGCCATATCGCCCCATCTTACAGCCTAGATAGTAACTAGAGGTACTAAAATGACATCTGGCAATAGAAAAAATTCCAATCCCCCTCAAACTTTTATTTGTCTTGGATGCAAAAAGGCTTTTCAAAAAATCTGGTTTCCAGGCAGAAAACGCCCTAAGTATTGCAATACTTCTTGTCGAAAATTTCACAGAATTACTATGACTTGTAAAACTTGTGGAAAGATATTTGAACTTCCTCCTTCCAGAAAAACAAGAATGTATTGCAGCAAAGAATGTAGCCATGAAGGACAGAAAAGAACTAAGAAAATTTGTAAATGGTGTGGAATTGCTTTTCATCCCACAAGCAATCAAAACATTGGTTTTTGCTCTTTGCAATGTTCTGCCGATAGTAAAAAAGATACACGACTTGAAAAAAGTTGTGAAATATGTGGTAAAATATTTCAAGTGAAAAAAGGTTATACTCATGCTCGCTTTTGTTCTTTGCAATGTTCCGCTAAAGGCATAGCCAAAAAGGGAGCAGATAATCCTATGTGGCGAGGTGGTCACATTACTTATCGTGGCCCCAACTGGAGTATGCAAGCTAAACAAGCAAGAAAAAGAGACAATTATACTTGTCAGATGTGCAAACATCAACAAAAAACCCCATCCTTATGCGTTCACCATATTATCCCTTGCAGAAAATTTAATGGTGATTATGAAACTGCTAACGATTTGTCCAATTTGATTACTTTGTGTCAACGATGCCATGCAATTGTAGAAACCTCTATAAGTAGATTACGTAATGATATAGGTCAATTTATCCCAATAACTGAGCAGGAAACTTACCCCGCGTAATTGGTGCATCAGTAATTAAAATTTCGCACAAGCATCTAAATCCATGGCAAGCAAGATTTTTCCCTTGAGGCAAAGCATTATTTCTGGCCCATGTGCTAAACCTGTAAACACGTCCATTAAAACCTGAACATGATTTACAATGTTTTTCAGTTGGCCCAATTCTCCATTGTCCTTTAAGATCAGCACAAGCCATAGATTTAGCCTGATTAGTAACGTCCAAATAACGATTAGTCCACATATTCAACCGTCTAAATAATGGCGTTAATTGCCCATCATTTGTCTTGCTATTCGTTTCGATTGCATCTCCGAAGCCAGCAATATAGCTTCTTTCCTTTACAATTCTTTCACTTAATGCCTTTTCCTCCTCAGATGATAACTCATCAGGTTTAATACCACATTCTAAAGCACCCTCATGCCATGCGCCTGTAAGCCCGCGCGTAATAGCAGAACTCATTGCACTAAAGAATTGGTCGAAGTCTAAGACTCCACTCCATAGCCCACGTACTGCGCTTCGTAAATTGCGCTGATAGGCGTCTATGCGTGATTGCTTAGCTTTAATCTCAAATGGTTGAATCGTCGCTAACATCTGCCAACTCTGCTAATTTATACGCTGTCATTTGCTCATCTGCCAATTCCGCTAAAGCGTATTCTGCTATTTGCTCTACCGTGATACGCCCTTGTTCGTAATTCTCTTTGGCTAACTCTAAGGCTTTATTGATAAATTTTTTCAAAAAGGGATTATGTTGTTTTACCAACGATCGCCGCCGTACAACATGTATTTTCCCTTTACTATCTATGCGAACTATTGGCCCATACGCCTTTTCGGTTTCCATGTCAGTTTGAGTTACATCATCAGTTATATCTACCTCTAAGAAATCCTCAGAGAAGTAGGAAACATTATCGGCTAACATTTGGCATATTTCCGTTGGAGCGACGGGCTGACCAATCGGGTCCCACATCTTCATTATCGTAGTAGTTTTAGCATCTTCAATCTGTGCGCGTAGTAAATCCTCCTCATCATCTTGAAAATCAAACTTAAATTCAATTGAGGATGGGAGCACCTTCCAATTGATAGCCCGCTCTAAGGTGCTAATTACTTTCCCTATCCCCTTCCCTTTTGCCTTTTGATGCATTACTTCAGTCTCGGTAGCCGTACCAAGTGAGCCACTAGACAAAGGCCAAAACTCACGCATATAGGTCAACTGAAGCTATTTCATCAAAATGGTCGGGAAGATTGGAGAAGCTAATTAACTCTGCTGAAGCTGGCTGCGCTGGGTCAAGAGAGAACAAGGTCATTACATTTGTCCAAATCTCTTGCCCTAGCCGCCGCCGTTCTCTGGCGTAATTGGCTTTATTATCTTCAAATGCTTGAGGTAACACATTATTAAGAATAAGCAAGCCCGCTTCTGGCAAGTCATCCAATTTCTCGTTCTTGTATTTAGCAATCTTGATAAGCACTTGAGAGGAAGCAATAACTCGGCTAACCGCACAAAAGCCGGTGTTATGGTAAAGTTCATTAGGCGAAGGCATATCTACCAGATGAACTACTCTTGTCGCATGTAGCTTATGTAAGCTATTTTGTTTAGCATTTCGGAAAACTACAGGGTAAGTAGGATCGCCGGTCAATTGGCAAAACTGGCTATCAAGATGAGCAATGCCAAGCACCGGCCCGATGATTGGCCCGTTAGGATCGCCTGCGCCAATAAGTTCCCAAAATGCGCCTTTATCCTGAGTAAAGAAGTCGGTAAGCGTTTTGGTAAGTAAATTCCCCCATCCTTGCCCAAATTCAGCCTCAGCCAAAATGGGACTATATCGTGATACCGCTTTCTTTGGCCCTTCGAGGATGTAAGAAAGCGCAACGAATTTATCTACAATAGAGCTAATAGCACCTTGCAAAATATCATTGCCCAAGCGCATGTAAAATTCGCGCAAATCCCGGTCGCGCTGTTCCGTCCACCAAGGGGCAATATCCGACCCATCTTCCCTACGCGAAAACCAATAGATACTGGGCCAGGCGTCGGTAGCTTTGGGGTCTACGCGCTTCTGAATAGACAACTTCTCTATTTTGCCATTATCAGGTTGTTTTATGGCTATTTGTTCTTCAGACATGAAAAAGTCCGATAGTCTCTCGCAGCGAGGTAAACTACCGGACTGGATATGCGAAGTGACGAGCTTATTAAAGCGGGTCTATATTAGATATTCCAAAAACACTCTTGAGTACAATAAGGACAGCAAATACAAAGATAATCCTTATTTCCGTAAATTTCTTCTTGATATGGACATGTATGCTCTACCCAATCATAAACATCACAGGTACAATGCTTCTTCATTTCCTCTGTAATTTCTTCTGGTTCTGGTAGTGAAGAAGCAACCTTGGTTCGCATATTACCATTATCTTATCATAGTTATGTCAAAAAGCAAAACTATTTATTCGTCTATGCGACGAGCAAAAATACATCCACATCTTTGACATTGCCACCAACCATTTTTGGGTTGAAGTATACCTAAAGAGAAATGAAACTCTTTAAGAGGCTGAAAATGTCCAAATAATTTACAAACAAGTTCATTTTTTTTCATTATTAGCTACTTGCATATCTTCTATCCATTTTTGAATGACACCTAAGCATCGTTTGACTACATTGACAAGAAAATGACGCACCCAGGGGGGAATAGTAGATAGCTCATTATTGTTATTCATTATCTTTTATCTTTTCAATTTTATATTCTTTTATCTGAGATGGCATTATATATATCCCACCATCGTCTGGTATCCCCTTTGTAACCATTTCTTTAATATCATGCCATATTTCAGAATCGCCCCTATAAAGCCAGCTAAATTCTTTTGTGCGTCCATCAATCAAATAAAATGTTACTTTTGTCATTTTATCTCTGGCCCTCTTAGCCAATTATATAGCCAACTAATATCGGACGCATCGTAAGCTATGCGTCCCTCATCTTCGGGATTATAAATTTTACTTGTAATATACATTAACATCGCTGGCCCTTGTAAGACTTTACACCCGTGGGCTACACCGGGAGGGATACGCAAGATACCGACTTGACTATCTAAAACAAACTCAGCAATTTCATTGTAAGTAGGATAGCCAGAACGCCTATCACAAAGTACCGCTTTTATTACTCCAGATGATACATACCAAAAATCGGTTTGAATCATGTGGATATGCCAGGCTTTGATAACATCCTGATACATCAGCGATTCAGACCATTGCCCGAATCCCTCTGAGAAAAAATCATCAGTTACTCTGATTAGCTCCCGGAAGTAACCGCGCTCATCGCTATACGTAATAAGTGGTTTGAGTATTACGCCTTCAATCATTTTATATTCTCTTTAGATACTTTCTTGTCATTTCCTAATATAAGTCCTAAAAACAATAATCCTGTTACAATTCCCGAAAAGACCAAGCATCCCTGAATTGTATTGATAAGACTATTCATGGCTTGCGTACATTCATTCATTTTTTAATCTCTCTAGTTAAATATTAAAATACAAAATTCTAGCTGCCGCCATAGACAAAGCTACAGCCGCGTCTATCTTCAAACTTGGCGACCGCTTAACTAATCGTATTCCATCCTGTCCCGCTTTCTTGATATTAGCATTATCAACATGCTGTCGTAAAAGCGGGTTTCCATCGTGACTAATTCGCCGTGCCATAATCAAATCTTGTAATTGCTTATCAGCTTTCAGCCGGTCAGTACCCTGATTAAACTCCTTGAAATTAGCTATTCCGGCTTGTCGCAATCGCATAGCCATATCATGAAGTTGATAGGGATCGTAAGCTACTTCTAATACCGAAAATTCACGGCATAAGCGTATAAGCTCTCTTTCGATTGGCGCAAAGTCTAGTAGTTGACCCGGTTGAGGCTGCCAGATACCGCAATAGCGTACAGTTACATTCGCTTTATTTCCAGGATGACGAGTGATGCCGACCATGGCAAAACAATCTGGTACATTAGTTTCACCACCTTTAGCGGCATCAAGAGTAATGACAAGTGGCTCATGCCGAGACAAAGCAGGTAGAGCTTCACGGCAATTGTCCCACCAAATGAGATTAACAAATTTTTCAATATCACTTTCATCTTCCCAACTCGCTTCGAGAAGTATTCTAATTTCTGACGCATCAAGGGTCTGAGCGCGCTTCTGTGTAAAACCGGCCTGTAAATTTCCCATAGCTTCGTTCTCTTTGGTAAGAACTGTAGCTACAAAAGCATCGCGTTTGAAGTCAGAATATTTAGCTTGTGTTTCAACTGAAAGCAAAGGTAAACTCTGCTCATCTCCTTTTGCGCCAGCAAAGTAATCGAACAGCCAATGTTTACGGGGAGTTGTAGTTAGATAGATTTGTGGTAATTCTCCATTAGGGCCAGGGATACGCACCCGACCATCAAATGTCTTGAGTGCAACAGGTGTCTTATGACGTCTAATTTCATCTTTATACACGAAATTTACATTAGGGCCTTCCCAAGCACTCATTTCAGTTTCTAAAGCGCCCCCACAAATAAGCTCAGAAAAGCCGCCAATTTCATTCTTGAAGACCATTGTAAAGGCTTGATGTGGTTCCCAACCTTCTTGCTTACGATACTGCTGCTTTTCAATTACGCATTGCCAGGGACACCATTCTTTGAACACCGGCCAGAGAGATTTCTTAAAATGCTCTAAATCAGGAGAAACCATAATACCCGACATACCACGTCTTAATCGGTCAAGCGTTTTAATTACTCCCGCTGAAGATTTACCGCCACCCTCTCCCCCTTTAAGCAAGCTATAGCGGTATGTGTTATTGGCTATGAATTGCGCCACTTGTTCGTTTTGAGGCTGATAGATTTTACCTGTACGCGAATTGGTATATTGCGCCGGCCAAAGAAAAACACTCTGTTTCTGTTGCCATTGTTGTTGCCGACTTTTAGCCAGAGTTGGCAAGTAGATTAAGGATACGCTCATAGGTTTTGGGTTCTAATTGTTTTTCTAATAAATCAAGAAAGCCCTCAAGCTCTTTTTGTATAAGTTCGATTTGTGATTTTTCCACATAACCACGATCCTTGGCCTGAGTGGATAGATAATATTTTATCGCTCCGACATCACCCTCTTTGGCCTTAACGATCAATGAATTTTCCACATCGTCTTTAACGCTTTCCTTTTCGGCGGCATAAGCGTGGGCAATGGTCGCAAATCGGGTAATGTACTTTTTCGCTGTGTGCCAATCACAACCAACCTTCTGAGCGATGGTTTTTATAATACCGCCAGTGCCTGGCATTGCATTTATAAAATCCTCTATGGTAAACTGATTTTTATTAGCCATGGGACATGTGAATTATGTAAATAATATTGGCGAATGAATGGGGGCTTCCTGCCTCCCTCGGCGCACCTCAACTATCACCGCCTTACGTGGGCTATAAAAAATCTTATCATACGGCGACTGCCAGAACAAGCCGCCGTGACATTTACGCCAGCCCCGTTTAGTTAGTGTCGCTAATTGTTTTCTGGATGGATAACTCATTTCACTCATGTATTTTTCCGCCTTTCTTGTCTTCGTTGCTCTACATTCGACAACCCTTGGGCAATAAGTCGAATATCATCAATGTCCATTATATCTATTTCATCAGGAGGAATTAGAGGCTCAAGACCAAGTTGCCGAAGTTGCAAGACAGTAATTGAAAGCACAAGTTGATATTTAAGTGCGTTAGCTTGCAAATTATCTATAGCATTTTCCTGGGCCGTAAATTCAGCTTTTAGTTCCTTGAGTTCTGCCTTAAGCGCATTAGTCTCAGCTTTTAGTCTATCTTCAGTCTCTTCTAATTTTTTAGTAATCTCACTACGCTCTTGTCGTAAACGAGAAACATCCTCTTGCAACTCATCAACCAACTTTTTAGCTGCTCCAACTAACACATCTTCAGTAATGGCAGAACTATGACGCCGGTTAAGAAGTGAAGTTAAAATCGCGGTTATTGCGCCTGAGCCAATTAAAGCTAATAAAATGGTAAGGTACTGTTCAGACATTTGTTAGGTTGTTGTATTGCGATAGCTGCGCCCCAGGATGAGCGAAATAACAATCGCCGCCAGGCCACCGGCTACAGTTTTTAGCACCTCCGGGTCCAAGTCAAGCCCCAGGGAGGGAGCAAACAAAATCAACAGTTCCAAAATCACGCCAGCCAGAGAAAAGCGAAACCGTTCTGACTGCCAAAGCGGTTCTTTTTCAACAGGGAACGCTTCAAGCTCGCCGCGATATTCTCTTAAATTAGTCAAATCCACATCATTCATTGGCACGCCTCGCTAATTTCCTTTGCCGCCTCTTTTGCATAGATGGCCTTGATTTCTGCTACCCTTTGGCAATTAAGACAAAATAGATTTACTAGCTTTTTAAGCATACATCACCTGACAAGATTATAACACAGAGAGAGCATAACATAAAAAACTCAACCTTAAATTTCCTAAAAAGGTATTGACTTAATGGAGAATTGCGGTTATAATTATTACAAGGTTATAAAATAAGGAGAAACGAAATGCTAACCGAAATGACCGCCAAGGAAATGAGAGCCACGAATCCAACAACCGACCAACTATGCGAAGCGGTAGAAATTCTCATTATCGCCGGTTGGACTTTTCGGAACGCACAACGCCCAGGTGTCCCCTGGAACGAGG